ACGCTCATTAAAATATATGGATAATATTTTAATGGGGGTTATTTCACGGTTCTGAATAAATTACCAATATTGTTGAGCGTATGGGTTATTAGCCAACTGTTTCTTCGCTGTGTTCAGATTTTCCTTATGTGCGAGAGGATTCATGTGACCCTTATGCGCATTAAGTTGATGATACGAATCATTCTTATACTGCTGCGTCCAACCACCAGCGACGGGGTTAACGCGACCGTCTATCCTGGTAGTATCCGTTCGAAGGGTGGTAGGCATACCACCCTGATTGAGTGGACCCGCGCGAACATTCATGCGTCCACCGTTACCAACGCGGTTCGCCTTACCGCGACGGTCATCGGGTCTGAAACCATATTTATTAAGTTCCGCGACGGTGTGAGGTGTCCCGTATACGCGTGACTCACCAATCTTAACACCCGGGGCATTGAGATAGCCATGTGCGTAATGGTTGATATCGGGCCCGGGCATGTTGTTGTATTGGTATTGTTCAATATTACCATCTTTCTTGTTACGCGTGGGGTCCATGGCTAAAGTGGTACCGGAGACAATACGCTTTGCTCCGGCAAATCCTAGTGTGTCGTTACGTGATCCAGTCTCGGACCGGTTCGTGAGACGCTTGGTATGTTCATGCTCGCCACGTGGGACGACACCGGTCATACCCTGAGCACGTCCAAACACTTCCGGGCGTCGAGACGCGAGATCTACCGTCTTTTCGGGGCGATTTTGTGCAAATTGTCCCATCACACCTCGTCGACCACCTCTCGTGTCGGCAGCGGGACCTGTCCGGCCGGGTAAAGTTGTGAGACGATACGCACCGACATTTTCGGGATTGACGCGTAAAAGTTGTTGGTATCCACCGGCGGCCGGTACAGATGCTTCAATACCAATACCCGGACCGACGAGTTGTTTTTCAACGGGGGATAAATTATTCATACGCCCGGTATCATACATTCGGTTTCGCATGGTGAGCATTTCTCCACCGTTTGTCCTTTTTTGGGGTGATATATCAGCAAATGAGGTCGTTTCGATTTTTCGTATGGGAACGCGTTCGTCGACTTCACTGAGGATTTCGGGCATTTTAAGTTCAACTGGGGGCTTTGGGGTATATACTCGGGGTTGTTCTGGTTCATATGTTTCTAGATTTCGCTCACTCAATCTCCTTCCTACATATGCCAAACCGGCTACCGCTAGTATAGACACTGGATCAGCCATTCTTACCTGTTATTGAGATTTTTAATTCTGATATCTTTGTGTAAATATCGCGTTCTGAATATCGGCGCGAGTACTCGCGGGTTCATACGTCATGGTTCTAAGTGGAATTCCACATTCTATGTGTTGAAGGGGAAAGAAATTTTTATCGTACGTCTGAGAAACAATCTTGTTAAATTGACTCGTAGATTGGGGACGTAAAGCATCACTCGTCTCGATGAATTCGGCTGGGGCACCTTTACCGGCCATAAAAGGGGCCGTACCGTAAAGCATCGTATTTGGGCGACTCCCATAGTTTAACGAACTCGGCTTGGGGTATGCAAAAATTTCGTCGGTCGCACATACTGGGGGGGCTACTGGGTTTTCAACTATTTTCAGTCCAGGTTGGAGTTGATACGCCATTTATTATTACATGAGAATATTATCTATGCGAAACTCGCATGTGTGGTACCCGCGCCACGACCGGATCCACCGAACATACCACTTCTCTTATCACCCGTGGGATCTAATCCACCGAAAGCCTCCAATTGAACACCCCTAGCGTTAGGGTTGCACATGGTACCCTCAGACTTACACATGGGTGCACCCTTCTCGCCGTACAACCATTCTGCAAACGCGGTTTGGTCACCCGGAATACTTGAGACTGGTGAAGTTACGAATTGACGGGCATACGCATTCCTCTGAATATCTGGCATAGACGACCGAGAGCGCGTGGGGCCATATGGAACATTTTCGAATAGTAAAGCGTTAATATCATTACCCACCGTCGTTATGTCACACGCAGATGGCCGGTCGGGGCGATCCGTATAATCGCTCATGAGTACATTTCCCATGGGATTATCTTGTGTGGGTATCTGACACTGCGATTGATATTCACTCGTAGTCTTAGTTGGCCGAATACGACCTTCTCTGATCATGTTAGATCTTTCCATTACATAAAGAACACCCACACCTGTCATACCAAGAATAAATACTCTGATGTCACGCTTAATTAAATATAAAATACATGTGGCATATATCAAAAAACGAACAGTTGAGTTCACTCGCTCTGCTGCACTCTGCTTTTCAATTGGCCAGAAATTAAGAATTTCATTTTTATTAAAAAGTTCTTTCGGTTCGTTAAACACCGACCGAGTCACCATTTATATAATAAACTTTTATTTTTTCATCATACTGCCGAGGAGACCCTGCATAGACTTCATGAGTTGAGACTCATCAATCTCACCACCTTCGTCCTGAAGTTTATCGGCACACTGCTTTGCGACACTTTCAATCATAGATAACGTCTCTGGGGGGATAGACGTGATCGTGGTACCGAGTAGGTAAAGTGTTTGAATATACTGCCAGATAGCTTCCCGGGTGTTGTCCGACGCAACGGGCCAGATGTTTTTGAGATTGATATCTTTCAAGAAATCGATGGTTTCCGCATTTTCAATAAAAAAGTTCTCGTCCTTCTCGGAAATTTTATCCATATGAGGTGCGATGGCGGCCACGAAACCGTCAACCACGAGACGACCATTGGCAGAGCGCATAAGCTCAAACGCGGTCATGTGCTTCTTGATACTCTTCTCCTCGGGAAAAGACATATGAAGCTCGGCAAGGAACTGTCCCATCATATCATTAAAAGCGGTAATCGAAGTCATTTTCTAATAATATGGGGTTAATCTTTAAGTTACATATTTAAAAAGGGTCGGTTGATATAGTTTCACGTTTACCAACACCGTTTGAGATTATGAAGTATACTAATATAGCATTTAGGATAGCCGGTTTTACATATGCGCTCGTTGTTAGAGTGCCTTCGTCGTTTAAACGGGCCTTTCCGTGAATATATAAAGCGGTAAGAGATGCGGCAATGAGAGCGGCCCATGTTGGATCCCTAAAATATTCGTCCATGTCCATATTTAATAGCTAAGTTTTTTTGTTCTGGTTTCAGATGCATCGGGAAACAAATCTTCGCACCCCTCTTCCTGTGGCTCTTGATGTGATCGAGTCGAAGAAATAGTTCGGAACTCGTCTTCAAAGATGTCTCGTTGGGGTTCAACTGGGACACCAAGCCCACTCTCCTGATGCATAGGTTCCACATTCGAATCATCTATGGGATCTGGGTCAAAATCGGGCATAGCTCCGGGTGTAGGTATGGGCTCTTCAACACTTCCCATAGGGGGTTCTTCTTCACCACCTATCGGTTCCTCGTATTCCTCTACGTCGTCGCGTGACATATCCATTTCTTGTGGATTTATGATATCATCTGTGTGATCGGTCATGTATGTCTGGAGAATTTCCTGTATAGGAATGAGTTCTTTCACCGTATTTTCTACGCATAGAGCAAATCGATCGTAGAGTTGATCATTTCTCGCGTGTTCAGTTTGGTTTTCGGTGAAGATATATGGGTTTTTATATAAATCTTTCGCTGCGTTTTTGTAACAACTATGAATGAACACTTCATTCGTGGGAAGTTTCACCGACAATTTCTTAGTAGCCGCACTGAGACGTACCGCTGATAAGATTTTCACTGAACTCACAAATACCGCAGCGACTAGATTCTTAAACCACGAACACCGGTTCGTGATGTTATCTGTGTGTTGTTTCGCCATGGTTTCACTCCATTCGGGTACATCACGGAGCACCTTTTGAAACATTATCAACACTTTACGCCCCTTGGATAATTTTTGGGCCTCTTGATACATATCGTCGAACACGTCAATCATGATGGGGCATATAAGAATTGAAAGTTGTTCTAGGTATTCACGTTTAGCCTCGACTAAAATGTTGAGGTTATCCATTTATGATATGTGTGACTTTTTTTATTAACCGTTTACCGCATCCCCCCTGTATCTATTCGCAGCTTTACGTAGGTTTATCAGTGATGGGAAATATTCGTCTTCACTTTCCTGTGGTTTTTTACGTATCTTCTTCACTTCCCATGAAATATCCAATACTACATCACCTGTTATCACCACCTGAAACCCGTTATTTTCAAATTGCCGTTTTAAATACCTCGCCGCTTTGTATTTGTCAAATGATGGATACCCAACGAGATATGAAGGTATTTCTACAATTGTACGTTTTCCATGGGTATCGACTGTTCTGCGTATTTTTCTAGAAATTTGTTCATATATCTTCGTGTACGTTTCCTTCTTCATTTGATTTCGCTTGTCCGTTAAGCGCGAAATCTCGTCTACGGATATCATTACATTTATTTAGACTTATTTTTGATTAAATCCAACTCACCTTGCTCAAACGTACTGAAATCTATAAACTCACTACCTCGAATTGACGATTCAAACGGCGTGGTATCTGTAGGGGGAACCACCCCGAGAGGTTGTGTTCGGGCTCCCTGAATTTTTACAGTACCGGAAACGACGAGTATATCTACTACGGCCGAAAACCCAAACGAGAACCCACCCTGACGCATGAACATGAACATACACTGATACAATTCATGGTTTTTGGTTTTATGTTTAAACCCCTTAACAGACGTAGTCTCAATGATATATGTACATAATCCGGCTTTTTCTGTGACGTATTTATTTGACGACAGTACAAACTTTTCCATGAGATCATTGGAAATACTAACATTTTCATTTTCTTTGTATTCGCTCATGTTTGGCGCGGAATCGTTGAGAATCACAGTATGTACAGGCTTCGTGTAACCCGAATACCCGAAATTTTCTTTCGTCCTGAACATCAAGTATAACACGAGAGCTATCAAAATAACGAGAATGATTTTTATCATTTATTATATAGGTATAAAAAAACTTGTGTGTTATTTTTGATATTTTTTTGCGAGAATACATCAGGTATGTCTTTACTATTGTACAGTCCGAAGTGTCAACATAGTAATGATGTCATAAAATATATAAATTCCCATTCACAACTCAAACAAATTGTGCGATACCATAACGTAAACGAACTTGGTATCCCCCAACAACACCGCAGTAAGATCAACCGAGTTCCAACCATGTTGACACAGAATGGGAAGATACTCGTGGGACGTGAAATCCATAACTGGTTAGAATCGTTACTACCCGTACAGGAGTTGGATACGTGTGGGTTTAGTTCGTTTAACATGACAACTTTAGCTGGAGAATCTAACAATCAAATGTTCGGACTCGACGATTATGGTCGATCTCTTCAACCCGCTATGACACCCGAACTTCAAGCAAAGATTAGTTGTTCTGTTTCTGACGCATATACCGATATAAAGAAATAAGTGTAGCATTACCGAGAGATGCTAAAGCTATTAACTATCCAGGCGAGTGCAATTAAATCAACATTTGAAGTCCTCAAAGATATACTCAACGATGTGAATATTTATTTTAAACCAGATGGAATGTATATCGTAACACTCGACACCGCCCGTACATCATTGATAGATATGTTTCTATCGGCTGATAACTTTGAGGAATACTCGTGCATAGAAGATATGGAAGCTGGTATCAACATGTCAAATATGCACAAACTCCTCAAGACTATCACCAATAACGACGTACTCGTCATGTCGATCAATTCAAAAGAATATATGAACCTCGAAATTCACAACGAAAATAAGAAGACTTGCACTAAGTTTGCTCTTAAATTACTCGACATCAATGAAAACCAAATCGAAGTTCCAGACGTGCACATGACGATGAATACATCTTTACCGTCAGTCGACTTTCAACGTATGTGCCGTGACATGTCCAACATAGGTGAAGAAATTGAGATTATGCGAGAAGGTAACAAATTAATACTTTCAGTGAATGGTGATTTTGCTAATCAGGAAACTGTCATCGAGTGTACAGAAGAATCACCAAAGATGAGTGGTATGTATTCACTCAAATATATGAATATATTCACAAAGGCGACGAGCATGTGCTCAACTGTACAGATCATGCAGGAGGAACAAAATAGATTTCTCGTGTTGAAATATAACGTGGCAAATCTAGGCGAATTGAAATTTTACTTGGCAGCTAAGGTATCCGAAGATCAGTGAGCTTCCCCGTTTCGGTGGAAACATATTTCGTGAGCCCAAATGCGTTTCTTAATTTAATTGTTGGTAATTTCTTCATGGTTTTATCATTATACCATAACATATCTCTTATACTTATATCATTCTTATAAAAATCGTTATATGGTCCAGCGTATCTCCCAATCTTGGCGAGCATGTCTTTTACTGGTTTGTCGTTACAATCCATTAATTGCGCACTCGATAAGGGTATATTAAAATGAACACCCAACGATTTCTTTGGCGGCCACGTATACTCTAGGTCGTACGTTAAGAATTTATACACTTTATTATTGTACCAGAATTTACATCGCACAACATGGTTTGTAACACACGGTGGTGGATTCGTGATATCATCAGAATCCTTAAAATCCACATAATATTCATATGAATCATCGACCCAATTCGAAGATTCCTTTTTCCAGAAAATACTTTCTATATCTTCTACATCTTTTGAATGATCATATTTATATTCGATACAAGTACTTATTATAGAAAAATCATTATTATGAAAAAAAAACTTTATGAATTGTTTTATATTATAAATAGCGTTAATTAAAAACGAGTGAAGTAATTTCATTACTCTAAATGGAAGGTAATTTTTTAAGTAGATATAACAAACGAATAAATGAATGGATGGACAAAATAAAAAATGATCCAGAAAAGAGATCTACGTATGAATCAGATATGTCAGATTATATCATGCGCTGTATGCCTTATTTGAAACAATACACTGACGAATCCATGAAAGAAACCCATACCGATAATGTGTTCAATTGTAAAGAAACGGTGGGGTTACAACGAAAAGATATTTTCGTCGATTACCTGATAGATGTCGAAAAAAAAACACTCGATAGACCCATCGAACGATACGTGACCGCGTGCCCGACGTGCCCAGATAGTAATCTTTTTCATTTTAACAATACGAGTGAAATCATATGTGATGGTTGTGGTTTGGTCGTAGAGGTTGTGATAAGTGAAGAGTTGACATACAAAGAAGAACAAGAGACCTCCGAAAAAATAATTAATTATTCGTATAAACGAGATAATCATTTTAACGAATGGCTTTCACAATTTCAGGCACAAGAAATGACCACTATACCAACAGATGTCATAGCGGAACTTCGGAATGAATTCAAAAAGATGAAAATTAAACTACTCACGGAGATTACTCATGCACGGGTCCGGGCGCTCTTAAAGAAATTGAAACTTAACAAGTATTATGAACACGTTCCATATATCACGAATATATTGAGTGGGATAAAACCACCAAAAATGCCCAAAGAACTTGAGGAACAATTGAGAATGATGTTCAAAGATATTCAAAAGCCATTCGACGATAATTGCCCATCAGAACGTAAAAACTTCTTAAGTTATTCGTATGTTTTATATAAATTCTGTGAACTTCTAAGTGAAGATTCGTATCTACAATACTTTCCACTTTTAAAGTCGAAGGAAAAACTACATCAACAGGATATCATTTGGAGGAAAATTTGCAGTGATTTATCGTGGGAGTATATCCCAACAGTATAACGTAAACACATTTAAAGCTTTTACACGAGTAAAGTATATGATCCAGTAGCTCAGTTGGTTAGAGCGTGGTGCTTATACATAGTATATATTAGTGAAGTCATATTCGCCTAAGGCACGCCAAAGTCACGGGTTCGAGCCCCGTCTGGATCACTTTTTAGTTGTATTGTATTTTGTATAACTAAAAAGTGGTATTATAACATGCGCTACGGTTCTACCCATAGAACGTCATTTAAAGTGCGGTGGAATTTAAAGGGACTTGTCCAGGATCACCACGTGATACCTACACAATTTAAGACACACCCTATTATTCAAAAATATGAATATGATATGAATGCGAGTTCAAATATAGTAATGTTACCAACAGTGTATGGTAAACATATACTAAATGTACGAGATGACCGTCTCGTACATTCGGGGTCGCATCATAAATATAATACATATGTACTTTTTATATTAAATTCCATCTCAAGTAAAAACGATTTAAATATGTTTGTTTCATTTTTAAAAGAATCATGTAGATATAACCCTAGTCAAATCCCGTGGTGAATGATTAAACGCTAATAACATTCAATAAATGTAAATGGTTTAAAGAATTAAATTGATATACTATTATATGGCGATTGATAAAACGAAGAAGGATAAACTCACCGATTCTGAAAAGAAGAAAATTAAACAGGACAACAAGGCGAAGGCCAACCCCCAAAAGGCTGCCGATAAGAAGGAAAAGAATGACGCGTGTCGTGAAAAGCGAAAGGAAGAGGGAACCTCAAAATCATTTGCTTAATTAAATAATAGTAGTCTCAATTATAATAGAGATATTTTAGATACATTTAATACGTGTATATAAAATTTCAGTCAGATTCCAATGTAATTTTTTTAATTTCAATCTTACCATTTTTAGTAGGTGGATAATTTATCAAATATGCTGTACGTATCCCAGTCAATCGAAGGTAGTTATATCCCTGAATATCAGCGTGTTCACTCAATGATTTTACAACTTTAAATTCGAGTACGATCGATTTATCTATGATAATATCAGATCGAAGGTTTCCTATGACATGTCCGTGAAATAGAATAGGTATGACACGTTCAGATTCATATGGTATATTCCGTTCCCGTAGTATAATTTCCATGGCGTTATGATACACGCGTTCACTATATCCCGGACCGAGTGTATCATAAATGCATGTAGCGAGTTCTTCTACATCCATCACTTGATAAAGTATCATTCTTAATCTTTAAGGTCTTGACGCATCATAGAGTCTTCAAGTTCGTCAACTTCGTGCCACGCGAGATGACACTCATATGAATTTTTAGTGGTTGCACATATTTCATGCGCCTCTTTAATAGCTTCCTTAAATCTCAGGCGAAGTCGGGGGTTATCACGAATCTTGATTTCGGGTTGAATGAATGGTTTATTGTATACATTCTCTAGAACGTTTGCTCGAATCTTATTCAATTTGTGACGATGTAGCACTCGGTCAATATGTGAGCACGTAATCGTCATATATAGTATACGTTTTTATATTTTAATATCATTCAGGAAATGCGGTATGAATACAATGAAAAAAACTAGTATCATTATATAATGTCGGATATCCCAACGATGAACTTGTCGGAAGATGCCTCTGGAATGGTTCCAATAAACCACTCTACTTCGTTTATGCCTGAAAATTTCCATGAAAAAAATGTGGGTGAAAAGAAAGATACTATGGACTCCACGCCGATCTCCGACGTTATGGGTCAACCCCAACAGCAACAGCAGCAATTCAACGAACCCCCTACTATGGCCATGGATCCCCGTATGCTCGACGCTCAACCCCGTGTTGAACTCCCTCGTCAAGACGCCGCCAACAGGTCGCAAAAATCTGAGACTCCTGCAAAGGGTAAACAAAACCCTTTTAACCTTACCGACGATCAGTTTCACGCACTTTTGGTAGTTGCGTGTACCGGTGTCGCTGTTAGCAAGCCCATACAGGAAAAGCTTGCGAACACGGTTCCTAAGTTCCTAAACGCCCAGGGTGGTCGTAGTCTGGTCGGTATCGCCTCTACTGGTGCAGTGGCTGGTCTCATATTCTTCGTGATACGTCGTTATACCTGAATAATAGCTTTACCTTGAGTATAGTAAGTCGCGAGTAGCCCAATTATAAAAGATACCATCACTACGGTCGTGGTAAGCGCAGTTTGTTTAGGGTCTTTTCCGTACTCTTTGAAATTTTTCTTCAACTGTGGCCATATTCCACCTTCAGTTAAAGTAATTAATAGTAGAGTCGACACAAATACGGTAATTCCCAAACTC